CTTACATTACAGCTAGCATGCCCTGTGCTGCAGCAACGATCCAACGACAGGCGATTTCGTCTGAGGCTAGTTCTTGTTGTGCACGGATGTCAGCTATCTCTTGTAGAAGGAATGCATACTCTTCAGAGGTTAATTGTCCTGCTGCATAGTTCTCGTGGATTACTAGGAGTTCGTTTGCCAATGATGCTGCTGGACCACCTAGTCCAACCTGTTCTCTTAATTCGTTTAAGATACTCATTTTATCTACCCTTCCAAGCATCGATGGTTACATCGACTCGTGTTTTATTAAGTTTAACAATACTCTCGCAGAATAAAGCACTCTTGCTTTCTTTGGCTTTCTTTAATGCTTCTTCCATCTTGCCGAATGCATCCGATTGAGGATCACCTCGTTCGAAAGAGTAAACTTTGAGAGTTTCTACTTTGTCCAAAACTGGTTGCCAATTGGACTTATCTTCACAGCTAATCTTACTTAGTCCTACTTTAATCTCGATTGCTTGACCAAACATAACTGGGTCATGTGGCTTGGGAAAGATTACTGCACAGCCAGAAAGAACTACTAATGATAGTGCTAGGATTAATCTTTTCATTTCATCGCTTTCCTTAGGTCGTTGTAAAGAGCATCTTTATGTTCTGGTTTCATCTGGCTCGATAGATGAGAATGGAATTCTTCTTTCTTACCTGCTGATGCTAACCCTCTTAACTTAGTTCCAGAGACACCCTCAACACCTTTAGCATTTTCGTCTCGTTTACCAGCGTTCTCAAATGTAATGTCTTTAAAGTTATACTCTCCATGAGCACCTTTAACTCCATTATATTTCTTGAGTAATTCAGCCATTGGTTTACGATCCTCACCACCAGCAAAGTGTAGATGAGTCACACCTTGTTTATGTAAGTCTGCTGCTTGTTGAAGGATAGTTGGACTTTGTTTATCAGCAACTTTGATATTAGTTCCAGGAAATGCATTTTGCGCATGCATTAATTTTTGCTCAGGAGAAAGAGGATTCTTTGCTTTCTTCTTTTCAGCTGCAGTTGTATCTTGAGAACCAGATAGAACTAGAGTATGTCCACCACCGAATTTCTTGGCAGTGTTCTGCATATGTTGAACAAGTTTCTCATGACCAGCAGTTGGTGGGTTCATACGACCAAATGCGATTGTATGATGATTATCAGAAGCATTAGTATTACCTTCTTGTGCTCCACGAGACTTCAACAGATTCTGACGAGCAAACTCTGCACGATTGACCAACTTGGTTGGCTCTGTTACACCATTGTGAGTATGATTGTAAACAAAACCTTCTGGTTTGGAAGCAACCCCACCGATAGAATGCTCATATCCACCTTCGTTTGATTCAAGACTATTGACCAATTCATTCTTGGCATTGGCAAGATGACCATGCATCTTTAGTAGATTGTCGTAGTGTTCTTTGTTCTTGTCAATGTGTGCTAATTGACTACCAGCATTATCCATAATCTCTTGCTTCTTGGCAGGAGTTTTAATCTTTTCAAACTTCTTCTTCAACTGAGAAGAAACATGAGCAGAGAATCCTTCAGTGGAAGGTGTTTCACCTGTACGAACTGTTTGATTGATGTAGGTTGCTAGGTGTCCTGCTTCACCGCTATGTTCTGCGTGAATTGCTTTGTACATCTTGGCACCATGAGTCTCATGAATAGTCTTGGCTTTGGATAATTCTCCAAGCACTTTCTGTTGAGACTGTTCAGAGTACTTTGCACCTGCAGCATCGTAGCTGGCAGTGTGGTGATAGATGTCTGAGTGAGAGCCGAAGTCACCTTCAGAAACATTACCAGTTGCACGCATGTTGCTTAGGTTAGTTCCTTCGTATTTGGTATGAGTAACTAAACCAAATTTAGATTTGTTAATTGATGCAGCTTTATCACCCTTTGCACCATAAGTGATAGTGTTCGGTGTGAAAGAAGTTTTGTCTCCTTCTTTCTTAAGATCAGGTTTAGTGAACATCACATCACCTTGGAATACACCTTTCTTTGGTGCAATCTTTGGTGCATGTTCTAATGCTGCTTTAAGTTTTTCTACAAGACCTGGAGCATGTCCATGATTCTTCTCAACATCTTCAGGTGTATAATTTAGTTTTGGGTTTTTATTGAAGGCAGACTTTGATGCAACAAAGAATTTACCATTTTCTGGGTGGTGTCCATAAACCAAAGATGGTGAACCATCATACTTCATTGTCAACTTGTTGGAGTTCATACCTTGTTTGGTATGAAAGTGTGCACCATGTAAGGCATTATACGCATGTTTAAGTTTTGCACCTTCTTCGGTCGGTGCACCCTCTGTTAAAAAGTCTCTAAATCCTAGCATCATATTACTATTATACCCTAAGTTGCAATAATTGTCAAGCAATAACCCTACAGAATTGAGGGGATTATTGTAATTTAAATGTACCTACTGGACTCTTATGAGCACCAGAGGATGCCTTAACTGTATATCGTGCAGCAACTACTGGCTTTTTAGTTTTTGCGTGGATACCTTTAATAGCAACTGCAGTTCCCTTTCCTGGATATACTTTTAGGGATCCAGGTTCAAATTGGGATAAATGTTCATCTGCTAAACTATGCATTGGTTTTATAACTGATTGAGCAGTCCCATCGTCTTTAACTTTACTGTGTACGATTGTATGAGGAATATGAGTATTTGGTGACACATTTTGACGAATGATGTTTGCTAATTCTTCATGTGTATGTTTTGATATACCTGCAGTAAATTGTTGCATAATCTGAGTATTTTTTTCATTATTAGATTGTCTCGCCAATGCTGCTCTTTGAGTTGCGCTTTGTAAAAATGCAGGTCGTTCTTTTTTAGGTAAAGAATCATGTGCCTGTAAAAATTTACCAAGATGTTCATGCATGGTTTTATTTTTATCTCTCAATGGCTTTTCTGCATGTTGTGCAGACAATCTGGCGTATTCCGAACGCATTCCAGGAACAGGTTTTCCTTTTGCATTGACAGAATCTTCTAAAGACATCTCATCAATTTTAGTCATAATATTTCTCTGATCTGCAGAACCAGTATAATGTAACTTTTCCATATTGGCAGTATGAATATCATGTGCAACACGAAGAGATCCAGTGGGTAACTTAGCAGTCTTTTCTAGAGAGTCAAGTCCTGGATTGCGATAGTTTGGTTCTTGTGAACCATACTTGGCAGAGATACCATGGTGTCCAACTGGCTTACCTTCTTTATCATGTAGTGTAACAATCAAGTCAGCGTTGGAGTTTACATCTTTAACACCAGTAGTCTTCTCGTGGTCTCCAGCTTTATTTTCTTTATCAGCGTTTGATGTCCAGTGAACATTACCAATGTGTGCATGATCGCCGATATGTCCTTGGTCTTTCATACTTTGCTTAAATGCATCTGCAGATTGTTTAGCATGACGATCAATTTCGTTATATGCAGCTGAAGGAATCTTATCTTTTAATTTCTGGTGTACTTGTTCTGGTGTACCAGCATGGTCTGCATTGTCAGAGAATGAACGATGATGTTCTGGAAGTTTTTCTTGTGGGTGTAGATACTTTGCTAAAAGTAACTCATGAAGTTTACCTTTATCGTCTGATTCTACAGATGAAGATTCTGCTTCTAATAGTAGATCTTCTTTTAGAACTTCTTCTTTAAGAAATGATTTGAAATTTAGCATATGTTTTTATCTCTCGACTACAATTACATTTTTATTGATGCGTTTTTTATAGGAAGCCAGTACTCTAATTCCTGGATACTCTTTAATACTTTTTCTTGTCTTATCATTACGGATAAGAAAGTAAACATCTTTGTCACCATACACATGTTCTAATTTAGTTATAATATTAGAAACTGTTACTGTCAATGTATCACCTTCTTGACTAAAGGATGATGACACAAATGTTTTAGTGATAACTGCACCACCTGGAATTAAATCAGAACCAAATACTACTGCTTTTTTTTCTTGTAGTTTAGCATGAACTGCAATATTTGGTTCAATGGTATAATAAGTACTGTGCTTTACTAATTTAGTCTTCTTGGCAACCACTGCTTTATCAATGATTCCTTTTGCTTCTGCACTAAAGTACGAGTCCGCAGACTCCCAAGTTTCGGCATCGTCTTTCTTAATGGAGATAGAGTATTTAACTCCAGCAGTATTGTGAAGAATTACATCTGCCTTTT